GCTTCTTCAAAGCTCTAAGCTGAGAACGAGACATCTTGTGTCTCTCTAGTACATACTGTGCTTCCTCCATATTGTTTGCATCTGGGTCTGGATAAAAATTCCATACAGATACATAGTTTACTTGTGGCACTGTTTTAAACTTAGGGTCGTATGTACCCTCGTCATTCCAATTTGGGTACTCTTTATCTACAGCAAAAGGTCCTTTCATTATGCCTGTACCAAACAATGACATTTCAAATGATGCACTTCGTAAATGTTTGTTTGCTCCTGACTCTTCTAACTGGTCATGTATTTTTTTCTGCATATTTTTTGCAGCAATCATTGCAGGACTGAATGTAATAGCAGATGGTGTTTTTCCTGCACCCTCTTTTAGTTTATCTTCTATCGGCTCTAGCTTACTACTCAAAGGACCTAGCTTATCCATTAAAGATATTTCAGTTGCTCCCGGTGGCAAGTCATTTCCATCACCTGCAAAGCCGTAAGGACTTTGTAACTCTCGTGCTTGCTCTGGCTCTAGTGGGTCAAAGTTTACATCACCTACTACACCATCGGGTAATTCTGTTGGTTCTACGGAAAGGGGGAATCTTTGGTTGGCAAATAAAACATCAACTATTTGTCCATACGCTGCAAGAGTTTTAGTCTTTGTTACTTTTATAAATACACGAGACTTCTCTGCTTCAGTAAACTGCACATCAGGACCATATAGTCCTCTGTAGTTTCTATAGGCTTTTAACCATCTCTGTTCGTCTTGATATCGGTAGTCTTCTGAACGCTTGTAACGCTCCATTACAAATGGTATTATATTATTTATGTTAGCATCTTCAGATACAGAGTCCTCTGTGTCGCTTAATGCAATGGAATCTTCTTCCATCATTATGTCTTCTTCAGCCATTTAGTCTCCTTAATATCCGAAAGTAGAATCAGCTATTGGCATATTGTTTCCCTTACTCATTGTTGGGTCGTAGTCAAATATACTAAATCGTGGTCTTGACATTATACCATATCTTAACGCATCATACAAGTGGTCTTCTGACTTTGTGTCTACATCCTCTGGATTCTTTTTGTCCAGTGGGATTGAGGGCAGTTGAGAGATAACATTTGTACAGTTATTGAAAAAAACCAAACGTGGCTCTTCAGTAAATTCATCAACTTGCAATCTTCTGTGTATCTCATTTTTACCTGCAACCCGGCTACCCTTGCTTCTGTCAGACGGTCTCCACCTGCATCCTTTACTAATCATTTGTTCAGCTAAACTAGGACCAGTATCTCCACGCTTATGCCACAAAGAACTGTCCAAAACACCGTATCGAATATTGCCATCACCTGCTTCCATTTCTAATATCATGTCGGCTAAATCTGTGGCTAATACTTTCGATACATATAACTCCCTATATACTACAAGCTGTTCACTCGGTGATACAGCAAACCATATAACTCCTGTGTAACTTCCATATCCATAGTCACACGCTCTAAACTTTACCCAGTTAGATGGAATATTAAAAGGCTCGACAACATGAAGGTCACGATTGAACTCAGTAAAAGCTGCCCCTTCTTTAATATCCCAATCCCCTTCCAGTAACTGTCTTCTTTGTTGTTCTGGGAGCGAGAGGAGCATTGCTTCATAATCCCCAGACTTTGATAAGAATGGGTTGTCGGATAATCTTGCCGGTATAAACTTCCTTTTGAAGAGAGCCTTTCCTGCTTTAGAGTGTCCAGATGGGTAGCGTAGTACCTCTCCTGTTTCGATATTTGTCGCATCAAATGCCTTTCCGTATGCTGCAGGGTCAATAAACATTTTCTTAACCCAAGCGTGACCTCTACCACCGGGGTTCGTTGTTGCTCTCATAAAGATGGGTAAGTCTGGAGCAGTAGAACGTAAACGACTTCGCATATAGTTCCAAGCGTATGGTGTTGCCCATTGAGTAAGTTCATCAAATCCTATCCAACTAAATGCTAATCCTTGATATCGTAGAACATCTTCATCTCTATCTAGATAAGACATCCACAATCTTGCACCTGATGGTGCTACCCATTGCATCTTTCTTTCCGACCACTTAATACCCTTCCATATTTTTGGGTAGAGTTCTTGACTTTTAAATATAAGTTCTCGTAACTCTTCTGTGGTATGTCGTAGTAGTAAGCCACTAAATGATGGGTGTCCCATGTATCGCAGTGGGTCTGCCAACATTGCGTATGACTTTCCTCCACCTGCTGAACCTCCGTATAAAACTTCTCTTTCGCTTGCAGCTAAAAAGTCTGTCTGAGGTCCTTCATTGGGCTTAAACAAAACATTCGCGTGTTCCTCAATAGCTTTTGTTTCATATGAAACATCTTCTATTTTAACTGATGGCTCTTGCGCCTGTTCTTTCTTCTTCAAGGGTTTTCGCTTTGGCGATTGCCTTTTCCGCATAGTCTGCCCACTGGCGTATGCCTTTAGCTTGGTTCTTACGTTGTCGCTCATTCTCTAATCGTTTTCTTAAACCTACATGTGATATGTAGCGTCCTGTCTGAGTTGATATCCAATTTGCTACTTGTCGATATGAATATTGATTTACATATGTTCTTGCTTTTTCTAGCAAATTTAGTTCATCGGGTACAGGTCGTAAAACGTCAGGGTCATTCTCGTCTTGTACATAACCGAAAGGTATAGTTCTGGCAATACGTGGTATAGCTATCCACTCGTTATCTTCTTTTATATCTGTTGGTTGTGGTAGCTTCCACCTGCCAATACTTCTAGTCATCGTCCTCTACTACTGCTTTTGGTGGCATAAGCATCACACCACCTGTTGCTTCTACTTGCATCTTCTCTGTTTTTACTAAACCAACTCTGTCAAGTATTTCTTTTGCTGCCATCATCTTTTCTTTTATACCTAACTCTGTAGGCTCTAGCAAAGCTCCTGTCATTGACATTGCAGCTTTTGGTGCGTTACGTGCCATCCACATTTGTGTCGCTTCCAGTATTTCATCTTTCAAGCCTTTAACAATGTCTGCAGTGCTAGATGTATCTGCATATCCTGCAATCTTTTTTGCTATAGTGACATTACCACCTGCTTCGTCAAATAAAACATGTAATAGTTTTTGTTGCTTTTCTGTAAGTTGTCTTGTCATCTTTTTTTAAACTCTTTTGTGAATGTCAAACCAATATAATTTTTTCTTACTTTAGGTCTCAGTTGTCCACCTGCGATATTTACTTTTGGGTCTCTAAGATTTAAATCAAACATAGGACTATCTTTTTTCTTAGCAGGAGTAAAATTAAACAAAGACTCTGTATTAAACTTCTTTCCTGTTAAGTTATCTACAGAAGAGTAGCCATATTTTTTTCCATTATCCATATTAACACTTCCACCTTCTTCTTGCCTGTCGCAGTCTACTGTTTGGATTCTTTGCTGCTTTAGGAAACTTTTTCATTTGTCCTGCACTTCTAGCACAGAAAGACTTTCTTCTTGCTGCTCTAGCTTTGCTTGTAGGTTTACTCTCTGTAACTGCTGTCTGTAACTTTGAACCGGGATTTCTGCGTCTATACTTAGCTACACCTGCAGCAGTCATACCTGCGCCTTTTGAAGTGGGTCGCTTGTCCCCACTCTTTACAGACATGCCTTTCATGTCATCGCGTTTTTTCTTTCGGACTTTTGATGTCATGTCATATATTGAAAATGCGGCCCGTCAATAAATGGGCGGCGGTTCTGACTCCTACGTAAATCTATATAAGCATTCATAGCTTGTTCCATAGTTCCGTCCCACGTAGATATATCTTTTATGTGCCATGCTGCGCCCCAACAAATTTTAGCTCCAGTTTGATTGGATGCCATCATCATAGCGTCAGCAATGTCATCATACATTACAATGTCCCAACTTGGATTTTTGCCATCGAATGCCATTAAGTCTACAGCATGTGAGTATCCATCTTCCTGTATAAGGTGATAAGACTTCATCGTTTGTGAGCGACCTGTTTCATACAATCTTTTTTGTTCGGCTAGGTCTCTGACTCCATATATAACTCCAAAGTCTACGAGTGATAGCTCTATCGCTTTCTTAACAGTTTCTACGAGTACAGGATGTACCCCTTCTAATTTTCTTAAACTTCTGCTACTAAGTTTGAATGCCATACTTTTTTCTATCCTTTACTGTTTTCATATATTCTTTTTGCAAAGAATCTTTTAATGATTTTAAATTTCTCTCTTTAATAAACTTTCGTATAGGGTCAACCATTTCGTCTTTGATAACTCCTGCTACCTTCTTTCCCTTTTTAGCTTTCTTAGTTTTGTCTACAGTCTTGTGTTCAAAAAATTTAGCTGTCATTAGAACACCACCACTACAAATGTTACAAAAACTAAGATAGCCATCATACTATTTATCAACCAACCTAATTTCATTTCTTCCTCATATTAAATAATTTACTTGCAGACCGTGTGGCAAAGCTCGCGCTTACGATAGCTCCTAACGCTATCTGATACCACTGCGGCATACCTGCCAAAGCGGTAAAGCCATCTGCTACTATGCCCCTGCCCCACTCACCCATGAAGCTCAGTACTAGAGGAATGCTGAAAAGCAAAGTCAGCCATTCGTCTTTCCACGAGCTTTGGGATGCCCTCATAGCAGCTAAGTCCCAATCAATTTCACCTGTTGCTTCTTTCATCCTAATAGTGGCTTCAGCTTTTTGTATGGCTGTCTTGCCCTCTATATAAGATGATGCTAAACTAGATACTGAACTTAATAGTGTACTTATCATTTTCTTGCTCTGTTTCTACTACGATTGATAACTCGTAGATTTCGGGGTGCATTATTTCTAGGGTTCTTATCTATATGGTCTATGTCTTTGCGGTCACCCTTGCGTACTGTTCCGTTTCGTGTTAATGCTCGTCTAACTTTATTTCTAGATGCTCTGTTCTTCTTTTCGTTTGGCTTACCACCACTTAACGAATATTCACGTTTATAATTTCTAACCATTCTATTTGCATGTGCATGTGTCTGAACATTTCTTATTCAACAAAGCACACCATAACCTTTTCAAATATTTAATCATCTCTCTTCTCTCCCCATTATCTTGGGTTCGGATTTCTCTGCCCCCATCCAGATTGCAAAACTCCCTGTCATCGCTCCTGTAATCACAGATATCAGTCCTGCTTGTTGTGTGGTCAACTCTGGCTGACTCAAAGCCCATTCTATACAACGAATGTAAACTCCTGTCATAACTAGCATCATAAGTCTTGGAAGTATTCGCCATCTGTCAAGTGTCTCTGGAGTCATTTTTCTTTTTATCTTTAAACGCAGATTGGTCGTGTCGTGGGTCTCTAGCTTGTTCTATTATCTTTTCTAGCCACTTTCCATTATCTCCTGTATTACGGCAGTACTCACATCTATCGTCTTCGATGTGGTGTCCGCAGATATCACAGGTGGGTTCATAGAGCATCTAAATTACGTTCTTCAATAAATTGTCGAACATTCTTTTCAGGAACGCAGATAACTTTTTCAATAGGTCGTGGTCCATATTCTCTATTCAATGCTTTTATAATAGGAAGCGGATTATTTCGTACATAGTCTCTACACTCCATTGAACTGTGGAAGTCATTGTGTTCTTTCGGTTGTTGAAATATGTATATATCCTTCGTACCATCGGAGTGTACCCCTAACATTATAGCTACGACAAACCAAGTTTCAGCTATCATGGCATGTTCTTTGGTTTTCTGAGTGGCTTTCTAACTGCACCTATCTTATCAATATCTTTTGGTTTTTTGAGAGGTTTCTTTATTTTGCTTTTATTTGCATTCAAGGAACTTTTCTTTTTATCTTTTTCTTTTTGTTTCTGTTCAGCTATTGCCAATCGCACTAAAGTATCATATTGTGATTGTGTTCTAGCTTGTTTTAATCTTCTCTTCATACTTGCTGATAATTTAAGCTCACGGTCTAGTGCTGCTATACCTGCTACACCTGCCAGTTTTACAGTTTCTCCTGCTAGTTTAAATTTATTTCTAGCAGACATACCTGTCTTTTGTCCCACATTTCCTATTCTGTCTTGTCCCTTAGATGTACCCCTACCTGTTAGCTTCTCCATAAAACTAGGTTTTGCTCTATCTGCTTTTACAAGAGTGCTTTTATCCCCTTTTCCAAAATTAGAAAAAGAACCATCTAATCTTTTTGCTTCATCTATTTGTTTTTGATTAGGACTTTTTATTTGTCTAGAATTTTTAAATCTGCCTAACAATTTAGGAAGTTGTGATTTAGTAGTTCTAACTAATACCCCTGCTACTGATATTATTATTGGTAGTACCGGTGCCATATTTATTCTCCTGTAAAATATCCTACGTTATGTAACTTTTCTATAACTTCTCGTTTTTTTAGAGATTCTTTTAGGCTGTTTAACGAACTGTTTGCCTTTTCTTGTTCCTTCTCTTTTCGCTTTAGTAGTTGCTGCGTACTCCTGTGGTGATAATGCCTTAATAGCAGCTGTTGGTAGATACCGTTCTCCAGTTTCCTTACTGGGCTTACCACTTTTTGTTCTCCACTTTTGTTTTGTCCATGATTTAAGACTACGCTGTGACTTTGCTAGTGCCATGTTGTTTCCTTATTTGCTCTTTACCGAGTTTAGCAATCTTAACAACTTCTGTCTTATTCATTACTTTAGCACGTTGCTCCATAACTGTCAAGATTTGTATTTTCCTAGCAAACGGTTTTTTAAGTTTCTTAACCTTCGCCACAGTTCTTTTGGCATCAGCCACAGTGGTAAATCTAATAGGGACTGTATCTTTAGGATTTTCATCTGTATATAATCTCCTACCAGTTCCTTTAGGTTTTTTACCTGTTCCTTTTTTAGGGTCTTTACTTATAGCCACCACCCCCTTTTTTGTAGCGTTGTGCTAATAGTTGTGCTTTTCGTGCAGACCACTGACCGGGATTGCCACCCTTAGACCCTGCCTTTATTGCAGCGAACATACGCTTCCGCATTCCGGGCTTTGTATAGTTACCTGCTTTATTTACTGTGCTTTTTGCTTTTCGTGTCATTTCGACTCTCCCAATATTCTTCACCGTAGTTATGAAATATCTCTTCGTCTTTTGATATGTTCTTTAAAGCTTTAAATCGTACAAAGTTATTATCTTCATGTATCTCCCACTCAGCGTTGGGGTCAGTGCTGTGGTTATACATCATAGCGTTCCCTAATGGAACTAAGTATTCTTCTTCTTCATTCGGTGTACTAAACACGTAGTCGTGTAGTATACAGGTGTCGTTTATATCAGAATCATCAGTAACAAGATAATAGCACAGTTCAAGTGTGTCTCCTATATTATAATCTTTGTCCGCGAAAACTCCAAAGCCATGTACCGATGACTCTGATAAGTAGACCATTACTTCTTCTTTTTCATTGCGCCGCCGCGCATCATCTTTTTCTTAGCCATCTTAGCCATGCCACCGCCCATCATCTTCTTCTTTGCGGACATGCCACCACGCATCATTTTCTTCTTTGCCATCATGGACATTCCTCCACCACGCATTTTCTTTTTAGCCATTTTTGCTTTTCCCTTTGCCATCTCTCAGTCTCCTTCTGTCTAGCACTAATGATTCAAACACATCTGTTGGAAAGTGTTTGTAATACCCAGACTTCTCCAGACTTAGTGCTGCATCGTCTAGGGTGGATAGTCGCTGCACAAATACCATGCAGTAACTTAGATTCTCGTCTGTGATACCATCGTCAACGAGAAAGTCCAGACCTGCTTCCGTAGCATCGTAGTCTGGATGAAACACCATGAGGTGCATATCTTTACCAGAAACAGATAAAGCTTCGTTTACACCATCACACCAACCATCTAAGTAGTTCATGTCGGGTAGGTCTTCATCTGCCCATACAACAATATCGTAGTTATGTGTGTCAAACTCTGATACTGCTTTTAGTAATCCGTCTAAACCTGTATTGATATCAAAGGTAACTTTGTTTTCAAGCCATGCCTGTTTTGCATAAGGGCAAGGCGGTAAACCGTTTAGCTTTTTACTGGGTATTTCTAAAAACTTGTGTGACCAATTACGAATGTCACTCTCTATCGGGTGTGTTATACTTTAAATCCCATGTTACGGACTGCTTCTTTACCGGCAGCTGACTTTGCCAGTGCCTTCAATCCTTTGTTAGGCAAGTTATCCGTAACACTTCCACCGTTAGAATACATATGTTGCTTTCCGTTAGCCATACCACCATTCATCATTTCGGCTTTTTTCATTTTCTTCTTTAGTTTATCCATGTCAGCCATGCCGACACCTATTGATATCACTGGAACTTTCTTGCCCATCAGTCTCTGTCCACCCTTCTTCTTTCATTATGGTCTCTACATGTTTAAGAGAGAACCTTTTTCCGTACTTCGCTTCTACAGCAGCACGAACATAGAACACATCGCTATGCGGAATGTGCAAACGCTCTACAGAATTAGTACGGATAGCATCATAAAA